CGTTGGTAGGGCAAATAGATAAAGGTGAACAATTACTATTAGACCATACTGACAAGAGACTAGCTGAATATACTCAGTTTATTAGCAATTTAGGTGTTGAATACATAAACCATTATGGTAATTCTGGTAATAGAGTAAGTGGACCTAAACAAGTAGAAACAGATCAAACTTGGTCAGTACACAGTTATGATGGAGACTATAACCCTATACACGATCATGGCACTAAAACTGTTATGGGTATTTCTACTACTGCTTGGACTAAAGTACCAGAGCAAATAGGTAGAACTAACGCTACCTCACCAACGTATTCTTTGTATAACGAAAGTGGACACGCAGATGGCTGTATTATGTTTTCGTATGGACAAACATCATCCCTAGATTCACAAAGATTAAAACCATCACAATTAATCACAGTAACTCCAGAAGTAGGAAAGCTATTAGTATTCCCTTCTTGGTTACAACATATGGTCTTTCCCTTCAAAGGCGAAGGCGAAAGACGAACCATCGCATCCAACTTAAATTGTTGGGATGTGCAACAACCATCACCAGAGGAGGTGCAATAATGTCCGAAGAAGCTGTAATATTTATAGACGATAAAGAAATAAAAGTATCTGAGTTGTCAAATCAACAAAAATACTTACACTCGCAATTACTAGATTTAAGAAACAAAGAAGCTAGTCTCAAGTTTCAACTAGATCAGGTAGCTGCTAGTATGTCAGTTTTTCAAAACGCTTTTATTGAAGCTTCAAAAGAAGTAGCAGACGAAGTTCTAAAAGAAGAAGGAGAAGAAGATGGAAATGATAATTAACGCATTATCTTGGATTACAATAGTAGTAACAGTTGCAAGCTTGGTAGCTGCCAGCACCCCCACACCAAAGGATGACGTATGGATTGGTAAGCTATATAAATTTTTAGATTTGTTAGCTTTAAACATAGGCAAAGCCAAAGAAAAATGAATTGGTTAAAAAAAATGTGGCAAAACGTCAGAGGCGTTGAAGAAGAAACTGTCAGAGCTAGAACAGAAGAAGGACAGTTTGTTGCTGACGATAAATCTACTCCTGACGTTAATGAGGCTTACACTACAGTCGAAGTAAAAAAGAAAAGAGGCAGACCCAAGAAAAAATAATGGAAACCGCAAAAGACGCACTACATCAAATCAGCTCACACGAAAAAGAGTGTGCTATACGTTATCAAAACATAGAAAAACGTCTTGGTGAAGGGTCAGAAAAGTTTAAAAAATTAGAGAATATGCTTTGGGGTGTTTACCCATTCATGGTAGGAGCTATTGTTCTCACAAAGTTTTTATAGATGGAAGAAGAAGTCAAAATCGAACCAACTATAAAAAAGAAGCTAGAGCTTGATATTGACGTTTCACCCAACTATTTATCAGTCAATCCATTTCAAAAATGGATACATCTAGCTAAAACAGTAGACGCTTGGCGAATTTTCCCTAGAGCGTTTGTCAGCGTCTACATCCTACTACTATACAAAGTAGTCACTTGGTTTATGACCATACCTGAACCTAACCTAGAACAGTCAGCTTTAGTGTCAGTTGTTGTAGGTGCAATGGCAGCTGTATTTGGCATTTACGCTGGTACATCAGGACAAAGTAAAAAGTTTAAAGGCGAGGATTAATCTTGGAAGCGTTCAATCTGATCGCTGAATTAGGTTTGCCCATAGCTGGTGCTTTAATTATGGCTTACTTTATATTCTTGGTTATGAAACAGCTCATGGATGGTTTGATTAGCGAAATCAAAACTGTCCAAGGAATTACCAAAATGCTCATCACCAGAGCTTCTATTATGAATAATGATATGATTCGTATAGACACAAGTGTTTCTAGTGCTCTTAATCTGCCACCAGACTTAGACAGAATAGCTAGAGCTGAGAACTTTGTAGAGGATGGCAAAATAGATGCCAGAAGAGATTAATGGATATAGTAAAGATAATATCAGAATTTGGTTTTCCAGTAGTCATGGTAGTTGGATTGGGTTACTTTGTTTACTTTGTATGGCAAACCATTACCAACAAGATCGACCCAGCTGTACAAGACATGAAAAGCACAATCATACGTTTGACAGATCAGCTGAGGCTACTCGATCAGGATATGATTAGACTACAGAGTAAAGTAAACACAGTTATTGAGGTGAAGGAACAAGATGAAAAATCTAAAAAGACCTGATGAATTACTGCTGATAGCTTCCATGATTATTGTCATGTTTGTCGTTATAACTGTGCAAGCTGATGAAATGACTCACAAGTTTAAGAACCCAAGTTTTTCTGGTGTTGGCACATCTAGTCACTATCTGACTATAGAAAATCAAGAGTTTAATAGGAAAGAAGCCTTACGAGAAGAGCTCAGAGCATACACAGAAGACCTTGAGAGAGAGGCAGAAAATACCACATTAGCCCGGTTCATCAGGAATTTGGAATCACGAATCTATGCCCAGCTTTCAAGACAATTAGTAGATAGCCTGTTTGGTGAGACTGCTTCTGACTTTGGTACTTTAGAATTAGAAGGAAACACCATAGAATACAGAGTAGAAGACGATAAGGTAACATTAATAATTACAGATGAAGAAGGCAATACAACAGAAATTACTGTACCTCTTGGTTCTTTCACTTTCTAGTTGTGCGTTAATTGTAGACCCATTACACAACGGAATACCACCCATAAGAAGTATTGAATCAGCAGAGGTTGGTTCCTTATTGACTAAATTAGCAGATGTACCTGTTCCCATAAGAAAACCTGTAGTAGCTGTCTATCCTAATTCTTTCAAAGACAATACAGGACAACGCAGAAGCAACAGTCAATACGCCAGTTTTAGTACAGCTATCACACAAGCTCCTGATGCTTACCTCATAAGAGCACTAAAACACTCTGGTGTTTTTGAAGTAGTAGAACGAACAGGGCTAGATAATTTAACAAAAGAACGACAAATTATACGCACCACAAGAGAAAGTTTTGATGAAAAACAAAAGGTCAAACCTTTAATGTTTGCTGGTTTGTTGATGGAGGGTGGAGTTGTAGGTTACGAAACCAATATCAAATCAGGTGGTGCTGGAGCTCGTTATCTTGGAATTGGTGCATCGAAAGAGTATAGACAAGATTCTGTCACCATATCCTTACGCACAGTTTCTGTCAGCACAGGCAAAATTTTACTTGAAGTATTGGTTACTAAAACCATTTTGAGTGCTTCTGTTTCTTCTGATGTATTTAGGTTTTATGCCAACAATACCGAATTAGTTGAAATTGAGAGTGGTATAGTAGAGAATGAGTCTATAAATATTGCCTTACAGATGGCAGTAGAGACAAGTGTATTACGCACAATAGAGGAGGGCTATGAAGAAGGCTATTGGCAAAAAGATGAAAAGATTGATATTGATGAGCCTAGTTGCGATGACGAATGTATCGCTACTATTAGGGGCTGATTCGGAAATTTTCATAGATCAATCTGGTGCTACATCTAACTTAGATATAGAACAGGTAGGAGGTAGTGGCAACATCATCGGTGGTTCTGACGCTGCTGCTGGTTCTATGACTGCACTAGATATTGATGGTGCAACCATGACCTTAGACGTTTTGCAGAAAGGCTCAAATAATAAATACTTAGGCGACATCTGGGCAGATAACTACACAGGTTATTTCTCATTTATTGGTGATACCAACACTTTTAATATGTCTACAGACGAAACAAACGCTACTGGAGCTGATGGTTCTAATGTAAACGTACAAGTGACAGGCAACACGAATACCATGACTCTTAATCACGCTATGACTGCACTAGCAGCAAACTTAGATTTAGATTGGACTATACAAGGTGATACCAACAACATTACCGCATCTATAGATGTTGATGGTGCTACTAACTACATGAATATAGATGGTGATGATAATGTTGTTACCTACGATGGAGATGGGTACGCTGGAGGCTACTTTCATCTTACGCATACAGGGGGATCAAGAACTTTTAACATAGATCAGGAATCTACATCTGATAATGACTGGCTTAAAATTACATCTGATGGCTCTAGTGGGGTCGTCTGTGTTACTCAGTCAGACGCAACTACTTCATTCGTCTGTTGAGATAGGCTCTATCTCAGAAGTTAGAGGTAACGCACAAGTTCTAAGAGACAAACCCTATGGTGCTGAACTTGAGTTCAACATCCAGCAAATGGATGATGTACGCACAGAAGATGGCAGAATAGCCATAACCTTTGAAGACGATTCTACTGTAAAACTCACCGAACATTCTAAGTTGGTTATAGATGAATATATTTATGACCCAGACCCCTCTAAATCTAAAATGGCTTTGAAGTTTGCCAGTGGTACAGCACGATTTATTACAGGTAAATTCAATAACAAAAGCAATATATCTATCAAGACTCCTACTGCTGACATTGCGATTCGTGGTACAGACTTTACTTGTACAGTAGATGAGCTTGGCAGATCGTTGGTGATACTGCTGCCAGATGAGAATGGACTATCTAGTGGTGAAATTATTGTAGCTACAGCTATGGGCAGTGTCACACTAAACAAACCTTATCAAGCTACCACAGTATCTGTTTACGAAAACAATCCTTCTAAGCCTGTCACCTTAGATATCTCGTTAGACTTGATTGATAACATGTTGATTGTGAATCCTCCACAAGAAGTTGACCAGCAACTAGAAGAAACACAGACACAAGCCTCTGTTGACTACCTTGACTTTAACGACTTAGATATAGATTTTCTGAACGAAGACTTCTTAGATGCAGAAGCAGAACTAGAATTCACTGAGCTAGACATTAACTACTTAGATGTAAACTTTTTAGAAGATTTACTGAATGTACTAGATGCACTAGCCATATCTAAAGAAGAAGATGCACTTAAACAAGGAGGTGTGGGAATTCGTATTGTAGGTACAGATATAGGACAAGATAAGGACACGCAGATAACAACCATAGTATCAGGTCAAAATATTAGTCTCACTAGAACAGTCAGTCAAAGTGCTAAACTAAACCTAAATGGGTCTGGTAGTTATACAATAATACTCATACAAGATGGAGTGTCTAACACAGTAAAAATCAATGGTGGTTCTTCAACAACAATAAAAATCAAACAAGGTTCTGGATGAAAAAACTAATACCACTATCACTCATACCTATATTGGTCTTGCCATTTATCTATCAAACCACACCACTTGAAGTTCTAAAACTCAGAACTTTTGATGTTTTGATACCTCAACAGCAAGAAAGTGGTAATTTTGTAATACTTAACATCACTGAAAATGATATTGCAAATGAAGGTGGTTATCCTTTATCAAGACAAACTCTAGCTCAAATACATATCAACCTTTTGCGTAAAGGAGCCTTGGGCGTAGGTTGGGTTATGGCTTTTCCTCAACCAGATCGTTTTGGTGGTGACTTTGAGTTTACGCAAGCACTCTCTTTCTCTCCTAGTGTCCTCGCAATGTTTGAAGGTAAAGGTAATTATCCACCTACATCTGGAACAGTTATTCTAGGTGAAGATGCTGGCGGTA